TTATTTTTGCGTCACCTACGCCAGTTACATCAAGTAAGTAACTGGCTTCGGTGACGCCTATTTTTGTGTTTCTTCATTATTTTGTTCTAAAGTGTTACTTTTTTCTTGTGTTTGTTTATTAATTACGGACTGTTGTGGTTCATCAAAGGTATATTCACTACCATACAGACCTTGTTGTTGGAGATATTCGAGCGTTGCAGGATCATTTAATTGTTGGATGAAATTCATGGGATCGTGACCGAATTTAGCTCGAACGTAAGCGGGAAGACTGTAGAATTCTTCACGAACTCCGGACACAAGCTCTAACGCTGTGCTGTAGTCGCCAGGGAGCGTTGCATCTCCGAACTGTAGATAAGCGTATTGCGAACTATCGCCGAGGTCCAGAGTGGCTATACCTTTCTGACCATCTGCATACTTATTAACGATGTAGTTAATATCAGTTTCATCCTTTTCGTCCTGAACCGTGAGGGAGGGCATGGTGAATTCAATGCCGCAATGGTCATGTTCTTCGACAGGATCGTAAGCTGTTCTAAACTTCATAGTTTCACCTCCTTTCGCAGGCGCCTAGACGCGGCGGGCGTGGCGCACAAAAAAAGGGCGATCTCTTGCGAGACCGTCCTTTTTCTGATACGCTCTATATCAGTTTATCATTTAATAGCGTCTTTGTCAACATCCTGCACGTAATCTACGGCGCGACCAACCAGTACAGGAACGCGGGTTTCGTCAGAACCATCAATATAGTAACGGCCATCAGAATCGCCAAGGTTACCGACATAATGAAGACTGAAATCTTCAGGATAACTGTTAATAAGAGTCTTATCATCATTAACCAAACCTTCGAAAGCTCGCAGAGCGAGCATGTCATTGTGGTAGACCTGCGGAGGGCTGAACTGTTCAGCCTTGTTGTCATAAATGGAATATAGTCTTATCGGAACCATCTCCTTTTCTAAATGCGACTAAATACCTACGAATCATGAGATATAGCGTAGCTGATATGACATAATAGTCATTATCAAGGCGAATAACTCTGGAATCATCAGGTTTAAGGCGGTAAGCGGCATATTTACTCCCACGAAAAGAGTAATTAAAAAAAATATCACGTTTTCTACAGAAATTTTCAATAGCTTCAAGTTCACTAATAAGCATCACCTCGTTTCTGACTTAATAATAACACAGTCACAATACTTTGTCAAGCTTTCTGCCGAGAAAATGCTTATACTTACCTTCCTGAACGCGGCAGCGGTCGATTAAGCGTTCGAAAGTATTGTTCTCCAAGTTATGAAGCATCTTCTCAATACGATTATTACGAATATATTCCATCCAGTGAGGATGGGTTTCATCAAACTTATTGTCATAGTAACGAGGAGGACGCATCTTCTTACCGTTGATGACAACGAAATCATTAGCATAACACTCCTCACCATGCTCTTCAAGCCATTTTCCGCCTATACCGGGACGATTGGATGCGAGCATAAACTCAGGCGTACGGCCTTTATAATGAGCAGCAGCATTACTGCCAGTCTGTTTCTTCACTATGTAACGCGCGACATAGGCAGCAGAATCATAACTAAACTCGCCAATAAGATGCATACCGTATTTCCATATTTTGGAAAAGCGAGAAGAAGTATAAGTATTATAACCGTCTGTACGGAACCGAAAAATTTTGTCAGCGAAATCAATATTAAACAATATGTAATGATAATGGGGGCGACCATGAAGTTCACCATATTCACCACAGCCGAGGAAGCGAATACCACTGCCATACTCTCGACGAAGATTTTTCATGAAAGTCTGATGAAATTTTTTGCTTAAGCTTCTATCATGCGGCAGATGATAATCGTCGAAGGTACACGTAACGAAATAAGCTGAAGACGAAGTACGGGCTTCGTGAACAGCTCTGACAGCCCATTGACGAGAGTTTTCGAGCCGACAGCCGATACATTGTTTGCAAGAACAACGAATGAAACGGCTATCGTTAGCAAGTTCAGGGTGAGAGGAAAGGCTGCCGTAGAAGGAATAGTGTTGCTTACCATTTTTTGTAAACGCTCCTTCGACTGGGTACATTAATATCGGATTATAACAAACCATACTTATCACCTGTACTGATTGTATCAGGATTTAGTCAGATTGTCAAATTGTCAAATCCTAAAACCACCACGTCCTACTCTTTTGAAATTTTTGCGACGAGATCTGGAAGTACGCCGAAAAAGGCGACGAGAACCACGCTTAGACAATCTTCGACGTTTCATTTAGCGTCCCTCCAAGAACCGAAAAAACGGCTAGTTTTTTTAGAATCATTCTTATTAGAAGTTGGCTCAACAAGTTTGTCAACATCGTGCGAAAAGTCGGATGCGACTTTACTGACAAGCTGAGTAGAAGCAGTAGAGCGACCTTTAAGAGCTTCAATTAAATCCACAACTTCTTGAATAAAGGGAACAACAACAGTGACGATGAAAGTCAGAATCATAGTAGTTTTGTTAGACATGTTACGCACTCCTTTATTTGAATAAATAGCCAATACCACGAAGAATGTGACCAAGGCCTGAATTGCCAACACCTAATGAGTCATAGAAATCAGCTTCCTGCTTCGAAAGACGAGCATTTTGAGCCGCGAAGCCCGCGGCAGAATTAGACTGATTAGCTGAGGCTATATTAGAAAGTATGCCTGAAGAAAGATAGGACCCTTGAAGCCTTAGATTCTGCAACTCCTGATCCATGCGTTGAAGCTCATAGCCCAGACGTTTTTCATAGGTCTGCTCGAGAAGATTCAGATTATTAGCCTTAATGCCATTGTCAATAACTACTCCATGGGCATTCTGACGAAAGTAATTGGCTTCTGAAAAGTTTCTATCAATCTGAGACGCTGCGAGATGCTCGACGTTCTTAGCCTGCCTTTCAGCGGCACTAGCGGATCTAGCAGAGTTCATGGTAGAACCGATATCACTCATGCCTACGGAAGCAGCTGAAGCTCCAGCTATAGAACCGCCTATACCATTAGTCGCAGCAAGAATAGGATTGAGACCAGCGGCACGCATATCATCGACAGCCCATTGATAACGATGCTTGTAATTTTCAACATTCCACGCGTTAGCCTGTGCGGCATTAGCGGAATTGTAATGATTTTGAACTGCAGATCCAAGAACAGAACCAGCAACACTACCTAATGTATCGGAAAGCCATGACATATAACCAACTCCTCCTCTTCTAGAAGTGATCAACAAGACCGGGCGTACCGAACATAGGCATAGGACGCACGGTAGTATAACGGAAGCCTACATCGAGCAGGAACTCAGGCTCACTGGGAACAGCGATAATACGCTCAATAGGTGGATTTTCCATAATGAATTCCTCATTCAGAGTAGGAGCATTGCTAAAAAACTGGGATAAGTGCCATACGTCAAGGTTACCACCAGTTACAGAACTACGGAATTTACCAGTGATCTGTGAAGGTTTATAACGATATTCAGCATAACGCTCCTGGTAACCGAAAACAGTAGTATCAGATTCAGTCCCTTGAGCGTAAATCTCGCGAAGCTCAATGGCCTGCTCACCAAGATGAGCGAATGTAGGCCAATAGAAATCGTAAACAGTAGAACGAAGCCACATCTTATTGATGCCTTGTTGATAGGTTAGGTCGGCGCGGGCAGAAACGAAGCCTATAATATAGCCGTGCTCAACGAAAGATTTAGTAAATCCATGGAACTTAGCAGCAGTAACACCATAAGCAGAGAGGTTGCCTTGAGGAGAGGTGTTATCGGTTGCAGAAGTCTGAGCTATTGGATTGACGTTAACCATTTTAGTGAAAGACCCCAGGAACTCCGGACGCTGAAGACGAGCATCAGGAGAAACCACGCCGAAGAAAGAGCGAAGAACTTCAGTATACCGACTACCACCGCGAGCAAGGCGTTCGTAGAACTTCTGCATTTGGAAAGCCGTACGAAGACTGTTAATGGTGAAAATGCTAGAAGAATCTAAATCAGCATAAGCAGATTTAGAAAGCCACGAAGAACCAGGTTGAGCAGTAACAGTAGAAACACCAGAACTGTTAACAGAGTGACCAGCTATAGCAGTGGAATAACCACCTTGATACCGCAACGAACCGTTTCCAGTGAATACATCATGAACACCGCCATCTTTCGAAAACTGAGCAGCACCCAAGCTATTATTAGATTGCTGAACGAAATAGCCCGAAACAGGCGAAGGGTCGACTAAGGTAGCGGTACCGGCCAGGCCTACAGATACACCGGGTCCCTTCTGCGTCCAGGGAAGAGCAGAAGTAAAGTAATCATGACGTTTACCGCGAGGTGGACAGGCTAAGCCGGGAACAATATTGGTACCGGATTTGAAAACCCAAGAAGGCTGATCAGAAGCGCGAGAAGAATCCAATACTTCATTGGTATCGCCTTTCTGGATCTTAACGGATTTCTGGAGATTCTCGTCACGAAACCATTCGTTCCAAATGAGGTAGACAGCGCGGAATGGAAGAGCGTTAATACTAGACAAGTTACCAGACGTATTCACGGGCAATCCGAAATAGTCCCATAGAGAGCCTACATAACCATTTTCAGCGTTACCAGTAGCAGTAACAGTAGGGATGACATAATCAGTACTATCATCAGGGTCTTCCTGCTCGAAGCAGAAATTCTGCCAATGGTTCCACACAAGGCGGTTTGGCACAAAAAAGAAAAACCAGTCGAGATAAATATTATCCATGATAGGCTTAATAGGAGTAGCCAGGCGAGCGAAATAATTAATAGACATCCTAGTAGTGTCGCCAGGCAGCACCTCGTCAACGAAAACAGGTATAAGCTTACCTGAATTGAAAGTTGTCTTATAGACATGCGAGCGGTCGAATTTAGTCCGGCGCATATACATTGCAGGAGCATCACTGAAACGATGTCCTCTAACTCTAATTTTTCGAGCCAATTTTTCACCTTCTTTAGAAGTGTAAACCTAAGAATTATCCTAAAGCAAATCATTCTTAGGTTTTAGTTTATTTTTGCGTCACCTACGCCAGTTACATCAAGTAAGTAACTGGCTTCGGTGACGCCTATTTTTGTGTT